CATTTAAATTTAAAGTACAAGATCCTCGAGTTCTCCAATCTACATCAGTATGGTCTTTGATATATTGTCCTTCTTCATATCTTAGTATTCTTACGTTTTGACTAGCGTTTAAATTATGGTCAGTAAAAGATGGACATATTCCTTTAGCCTTAATATATAATACATAATTAGCTATCATAATGTTAATAAATTGAGAGGCCGTTTCTAAAGCCCACTTAATATCTTCATTAGGATTTAGGGTTCGAGAAAGATTTATACATTGGAAATTATCTACTTCTCTTTTATCAGTCTCATACTTATAGCTTTCTTCAGTAAGATATAATTCAGGGTATTTTTCAAATACTTCTATTAATTTTTGACAGATATTCTTAGGAACTAATCCATTAATCCTATATTTTAGATCCGATATTTTGTGCTCATAAGCCATTAGATTGTATCTTTCATTCTCTATATATTTAATATATAACATAAATCATATATTTCAAAGGTTTTTTTATGTTACAGAAATTAGGATTTTTACCAGGCTTTAACAAACAAGTAACACCTACAGGAGCTGAATCACAGTGGACCGGAGGTGAAAACGTTCGTTTTAGATATGGTACACCTGAAAAAATAGGTGGTTGGAATCAACTAGGAACTAGTAAATTAACTGGTGCGGTTAGAGCAATCCATCATATGGTTAATAGAGATGGTATTAAATATGCTCTTTTAGGATCTAATAGAATTTTATATGTATATTCTGGAGGTGTGTATTATGACATACATCCTTTAGTTAATCCATCAGGAACAGCACAAACAAATTTTTTTAGTACGACTAATGGACAACCTACAGTCACACTTAATTTTTCCTCAGCACATGGTTTTCTAGCAGGTGATATTATATTATTTGGAGATTCATCTACATTTAGTTCTATCACTAATTCTAATTTTGTAGCTTCTGATTTTGCCGATAAAAAATTTATGATTACTTCGGTTCCAAATCCAACATCAGTTACTATTACAATGCCTTCTAATGAAACAGGTACAGGAGCTTCTACATCAGGAGGTATTACTTATTATCGATATTATCATGTAGGACCAGCAGACCAGGTTGGAGTCTATGGTTTTGGTATATCTCAATGGGGTGGTACAGTTCCTAATCCTCAAACTACTACACTAAACGGAGCATTAAATGCCGATGCCTTTGGAACTGGTGGATCAGGAACTACAATTAATGTAGCCAGCACAGCTGGATTTCCATCTACTGGTACGAATTATTTTCAAGTAGGCTCGGAAGAAATTTCTTACACAGGTACGACAGCGACTAGCTTTACTGGAATTACCAGAAACGTACGAGGAACAACAAACGCTGCTCACAGTAATGGAGCAACTGTTACCAATACCAGTGACTACGCAGCATGGGGTCAAGCAGCATCGACCACGGATAAAGTGGCTGAACCTGGTTTATGGTCTATAGATAATTTAGGAAGCACAGCTATTGCTTTAATTTGTAATGGTGCATGTTTTGAATGGGACGCTGATAGTATTAATGCAACACAAACCAGAGCAACAATTATATCTGGTGCACCAACAGCATCAAGGGATATGTTAGTTTCAACTCCCGACCGTCACTTAGTATTTTTTGGAACTGAAACAACTATTGGAGACACAACAACACAAGATGATATGTTTATTAGATTCTCCTCTCAAGAAAATATAAATGATTATACACCTACAGCAACCAATAGTGCTGGTACACAAAGACTGGCCGCCGGATCACGGATCATGGGAGCTAAACTTGGTAGAAATGCTATTTATGTTTGGACAGATACTTCTTTATTTACCATGCGTTTTGTTGGTCAGCCATTTACTTTCGCATACGAACAAGTAGGAACTAACTGTGGATTGATTGGAAAAAATGCAGCTGTTGAAGTTGATGGTGCTGCGTATTGGATGTCTGAAAATGGTTTCTTTAGATTTACTGGTAAACTAGAATCTATGGACTGTTTAGTTGAAGACTATATTTATGATGATCTTAATACTACATCTAATCAAATGGTTTATGCAGGAATCAATAACTTGTTTGGTGAAGTTGTTTGGTTTTATCCTACTGCAGATTCAAATGTTAATACCAGATCAGTGACTTATAGTTATCTAGATTCTACAGCTAAACGACCTATATGGTTTACTAATGCTAGTTCATTATACACTAGAACAACTTGGCAAGATTCGGCTGTCTTTGGTTTACCTCATGCAACACAATACGATGCCAGCGCGCATACATCTTTTGACGTAACTGGAAACACTGACGGTATTTCATATTACTATGAACATGAAACAGGAGTTAATCAAGTTAGAGGTGGAACTACAACAGCTATACCGGCTAACATTACTTCTGGAGACTATGACATCACACAAAAAGTTATTAGAGGAGCAGCAACTAACATGGCTGACCTTAGAGGTGATGGAGAAAATATTATGAGGGTTAGTAGAATTATTCCTGACTTTATAAACCAAACTGGAAACGCAATTATTCAATTAGATCTAAGAAATTATCCTAATAATACTGCAGCTAGCTCATCATTAGGGCCATTTACAGTGACAACTTCTACAAGCAAAGTAGATACACGAGCCAGAGCTAGAGCAATTGCTCTAACAATATCCAATACTGCAGTGGATACTACTTGGAAATTAGGAACTTTTAGGTTAGATATACAAGCTGGAGGAAGAAGATAATGTCAGTAGATAAAAGAGTTATGTATGAAATGCAAGGCGGTAATATGCCTGCAAGAAATTATTTAGGAAAACAAAAAACAGTTAGTGACGTTCCTGTTAAATGGCAATCAGGACCAAATACACCTCCAACAGAATTAGCATATATTACAGACGCTGAAAAAGATTTAATTCTTAAAGCAAATTTACATGGATCATTAACGGATGGACCTAACACAGGTCCAGATGGAATTATGTCTTTAGACTCTCAAGGAGATTATACAAGAGACAGGAGTCCTGGAGCTTACGACAGCGGTCCAGCCGGTAACACAGGAGGAGGAAATACTCAACAAGATTTAAGAAACCGAGCAATGAATGAACAACACATGAAAGATATTTTAACAGGTCAAAAAAATATTGGTCAAACAGTTCAGACAGGTCCAAGAACTCGACAATATTCTGATCTTCCTGAATACATGAAAGTTATGCAACCAGATGGAACTTATAAAGATACTTATGTAGGTTCAGCATATAAATCATATGGTCAACCAAGTTTCTTTGGAAATTTATTTAGTAGAGGTGCACCAGGTTATAGAGGAATTAGAGGACTACCAGCATGGGGAGATCCTATGAGAAATTATAGTTTAAATATGACTGGCCCTGCTGGTCCTGGGTATTATACAGACAAAACAAATTTTACAGAAATGCGAGGAGCATTACCACCAATTGGTATCATGGGTATTTTAAGTAATATAATGAATAGAGTTAGACCACCTAAAGATATGTCTGAATTTAATAAATTAAGTTTAACTAAACCAGAAGATCAAAAAGTTTATATGCCTGAAGGAATGGATATTCCTATGGATAGAAATATTCCAGGGTTTAATTGGACGGATGCTGTTACTACAGACGTTCAAGAAAATGAAGAAGTTGTAGATGAATATGGTAATACATATAGAGATTCTCCATACAGTAATCAAATGACAGAAGAAAGATTTAATAATATCTTTAGTGAACAAGGACAGGAACCAGGTTAATGGCTAAGATAGTACAAACATTAACTAGAGCAAGTAGAGAATACGAAGAAGATGTGGCACAGTCTTTAGTAAGAGATTTAGATGCTGTATTAGAAAAATTAAACACAACTTTTCAAGAAGAATTAAAACAGGAAATAGAAGCTAGAAGTTTCTTTTTAGATTAATGGCAGTAGTAAACCAATATAAATTTGCAGGTATAGATAACAGTACAAGTGGTGCTGCACTTACACCACTAGGATCTGGAAATCCTTTAGTAAGTGAAACTTTTGTTATTAAATCTATACTTGTTACATCTGCAGGTACACCTACAGTAACTGTTGTAAATAATAGTATTACAACTATTAAATCAGCAGCATTATCAGCAAATGTTACAACAGAATTATTAAACCAACCGCTAATAGTAGAAGGTGGCAAAACCTTTACAATACAATCAAGCACTGCTGATTCGTTTGATGTGGCTATTAGCTATTTAAACATTAAGAAAGAGGTAACATCATAATGACTAATATACCAACATTAATACCAGAAAAAATAATAACAACAATTAAGAATAAAAAAACTGGAGAAATTTATAAGGACGAAGAGGCTTTAAAAGCAGCAAATATACCAGCGGAGGATGTCCAGAGAGATGTGACAGTCATCATGCCGCCTCTTGATTTGTTCGCAAAAACAAAGTAATATGAGAAACTCTTTAAAATAAGGCAATTATGGCAATAACAGATATCAACATTTCAGAAGAACTACAGACAAACGCACCATCTATTAAATATAGAGGGAACGAAGGTCCTAAATCACCACAAGAAATGGCTGAATTTGAAATGCAAGAATATATAATAGAGTTTGAAAGAGTATTTCCTGAAATGAAAGAGTTACGAGGCACTGAAAAATACATGGAAATGTTAGAAGATTATTTTAGAAGTTTAGCTGGTGGCCAACCATTACCAGAAGATCCAACAAAACCAGTTAATCCTTTTCAACCGAAACCTATAGGACCATTACCAGATAAAAGACAGATGGCAGCGTATGGTGGTATCATGGGTGTAGATGGAAGAAGACGGTATGGTATTGGAAGTAAATTAAAAAAATTAACAAGAAAAATTATACCTAATGAAATAGCAGATATTGCAGTCAAAGCAGCACCGTTCGTTGCACCATTCAATCCATTAGCTGCAGGTTTAATGTCAGGTATTGGTGGCTTTGATCAACACGGAAGTATAAGCAAAGGTCTTAAATCAGGATTAATGAATTATGGTTTAGGTAATGTAGCAAGATATGTAGGTGGAGCTGGTCCTCAATGGGGATTACGTAATCCATCAGGAACAGGTTTTATGGATACTTATTTAAGTTCACCACTAGGAAAAGAAACAGGAATAGGTAAATGGTTAGATTCTAGAAAAGTAGCAAAAGCACCAACAGATAAATTAATTACTTCAGAAAGTGTTGCAGTAGGAGATAATTATCCTGGAGGAAAAATATCAGAAGCAGTTGTTGACATTGGAGAAAAGACTAAAGACACTAAAGGACTTTGGGATACAATTTCAAGTTACGCATTAAATCCTAAACTTTTATTTGGACTTGCAGGAGGTTCAATTGGAGCTGCTGCACTTATGCAAGATTATGCACCAGATGAAATTCAAGATATGTATAGAGGTGAAGGTTTAGATATACAAGGTATTAGAACAGAAGTTATAGAAGCAATGAAAGATACGAGTGGAGAAAAATTAAAAGCACTTAGAGTTAAATATCCATTCTTAGGATTACAATCTACAAAAGACGTAGCTAACATGGCCGACGGTGGTAGAATTGGTTTTGCTGGTGGTAAACTTGCTACATTTTTAGCAGATAAAACAATTACAGGTTCATCACGTAGATTTTTAGAAAAGGTATTTGGTAAAGAAACTTTTGAAAGAATGATTGAAAATGATCCTGATTTACATAGAGGAATGTTAGAAGTTGTAGAGATGTTTAGAAACAGAGACAAAGAAGGTTTAAAAATGTACATGCAAAAATTCTTACCTCACATGGATGATGCAGAAGTAGAACAATTTATTATTGGTTCTAGACCTGACATTGAAGGTATTGGAGGTCAATTACTTAGATTAGGTAGTGGTAGAGATTACGCAGGTAAAATCGACATGATTAAAAAATCTGATCAAATGAGAAAGCTAGATGAATTAGATGTTGATAAAATGAAACCAAATGCTAATGGTGGTAGAATAAGTAAACAAGAAGGTGGGCTCATGGACCTTGGTGGTATGGAAAAAGATTACAGAAACACTGGAGGTTTTGTAGACCTAGGAGCTAAAGAAAAAGCGGACGATGTGCCTGCAAGATTAAGTGTAAATGAGTTTGTATTTACAGCAGATGCTGTTAGAAATGCAGGTGGTGGAGATGTAGATAAAGGGGCTGAAATTATGGAAAACATGATGAAACATTTAGAAGCTGGAGGACAAGTATCAGAAGAGTCACAAGGACTAGCTGGTGCTCAACAGATGTTTGAAGTTTCGGAAAGATTAAGCGAGGTAGTATAATGGCTGTACAACAAACACAAGCACTTCCACCACAATACGTAGAAGATTTACAAAAAGATTTAGGAACACAGTTAACCGCATTAAGTGCATCACCACTTGATACATCAAAATTTGCACCAGGAGTTGCTGGTCAAGATGCAGCTCAACAAGCAGCATATCAAATGGCTACAACAACTGGTCAAGGTATTGGTGCATTCCAACCTTACATCACACAAGCAGGAGCATATTCAGGACCATCAGGTTATTCAGCTTTCATGTCTCCGTATCAACAAGATGTAATTGATGCAACGTTAAAAGAATACGACCAACAAGCAGCAGCCGGTTTAACAGGTATAGGACAACAAGCAGCTATGTCTGGAAATTTAGGTGGTGGTCGTGAAGGTGTTATGAGAGCACAGTATCAAAACAAATCTGATATGAACAGAGCATTGTTACAATCAGGATTATTACAACAAGGATTCACACAAGCAAATCAACTAGCTAACCAAGCTTTTGGTCAACAACAAGCTTTAGCTCAACAAGTTCCTCAATTATATGGAGCCGATGTAAACACTTTACGATCAGCGGGCGCGGGTCAACAAGCACAAGCACAAGCAGTTCTTGATGCACAAAGAGAAGCGAATAGATTGGCAGCTTATGAACCATATGAAAGATTAGGTTTCCTACAATCAGGTGTAGCAAGTATTGCATCTGGAGCACCGGGACAATATCAATCTATGGTAACACCTAACCCTACACCGTTGCAAACTGCACTAGGAATAGCTTCAGTTGGTGGAGGATTACTAGGAAACTACGGCGACTATTTAAGAGGTTTAAACGCATAATGCCAGGCAATTTATATAAAAGACCTATGTTTAGAAAAGGTGGGTCGGCAGAAGGTGGTATTACATCTGGCCTAAGACAAGGTTATAATACTAACGAAAATAATCGTGTACTACAAAATGATTTATCAAAAGTAAATCTTAGAGATATGGATATGCAACAGATACAAAACTTAGCTAACAGTTTTTATCCTGAAAGAAGAGACCCTAGACCAAGCAGAAGATTCAATGATTTTATGATTGATTTTGGTTTAGACATCGCATCAAGACCAACAACAGGAAATATTTTTTCAGACATTGCAGCATCAGCTAAAGATCCATTTGCACAATTTAAAGCAACTAGATCTGCTGAAAACGCAGCTATGGATAAGAGAGAAGAAAATTTAATTGATAGAAGATCAGATATGTTTGGAACTTTATTAGGAGCACAAGCTAAAATACAAGGTTCAGAAGGTGGATCTAAAATATTTGCTAAAGGAGCTAACGATTCAGCTATCCAAGGCATCATGACAGACTTATTTACACTAGAACGAAATCAACAAGATCCAGATAAAAAATTATCTGATGATGATTTTAACCAACAGCAATCAATTTTAATGCAAAGACTACAAGCATACACTGGTAAAAACCCAGCAGTACAATCTTTATTTGGTAATAAAGAACAAGCTACTTTAGTTATTCAAGGAATTCAAAATGATATATTAAACAGCGAAGAAGAGATTGAAGTTATGGGCCCTGATGGAGTAATGATAAAAGTTATTGAAGGTGAATGGGCTAATGAAAATCCTAAATATATCGGTGAAGAAACAGCTAAAAGATACATAGAACTTTACAACAAAATGATAAAAGATTCTATGGGATTAGCAGAGGGTGGTAGAGCTGGATATAGTATGGGTGGTGGAGCAGATATGGGAGAAGTAGAAGAACAAGTACAAGTTACTGAAACTGCTACTACACCACAACCAGTAGAACCAACGGGTGATAGTTTATCTTATGAAGAATTAAGAGCAAGACTTCCAAAAGAAATATCAGATGATATTGTAGTAATTCTAGCAGAAAGTCCTCAAGCTTTAATAGATTTTGCAGAAATACAAACACAAACGGATGTTGATGAATTCAACATGCAGTACGGAGTAAATTTATCATTACCGTCAGGAGCGTAATATGGCCGACGATAAAGAAAAGAGAACACTTATCGGTGATATTAAAAAAAATATCATAGATAAAATAGGTAACGAAAATATCATGGAAGGTGATATTTCACGTTATAAAATACCAGATTATTTACCTGAAGTTCCAATTAAACAAATTCCACGTAGAAAGAAAAAAGTAATTGAAGACGAAAATGAATTTGAAGAAGCTTTCAATTACGCAATGCAAAAAGTTTATGATAAAAATAAACTTCCAACTAAATATACTAAAGAAGGTGCATTAGCACTTGGATTAAGTCTTAGCGGGCCAACAATGCCTTCAATGTTGGAGTATTTTAGACAACAAGAATTACCAGAAAATAAAAAGAAAAGAAAATACATAGAGGGTTACACCGACATAGCTAAATCTATTATGAGAGGTGGTCCAAACTTTATACAGTCGGCTAGTGAATTTGTATTAACACCTATTGACTATGTATTCTCTACAGATTTCCAAAGAAAATTTAATAAGATGATGGACACTAAAGAAGTGTTAGGTGAAGCAGAAACTTTACCAGGTGCTATATCAGAATTAGCATCAGAATATGCAATGCCTCTATCAGTTGCAACTAAAATTGTTAACGGTGCAAAAACTTGGAAACAAATTAAAAACTTACAACAGTTTATGGGTACAAGTAAAGCATCTAAAATTGCACAACGAATGGTTAGAGATGCAACAATACTTGGTATCGCAGAAACAGCTGTAAGATCTGGATCAGAACCTAATGAAGACTATGGTTTTATAGTTACACCAGAATCAACAGAAGGATTAGAAGGAAGAGATTTAGCACTAGCTACTATTAAAAATAAAATAAGATATGCAAAAGAAGGTACATTAATTGGGGGTGGTTTTCCATTAGGTGCAAAATTATTACAACAAACTTATAAGTATGGAGCTAAACCGATAGTTAAAGGTGGGTTAAAAGTAGCTGGCAAAACTATTGGTGGTGTAAGTAAAGTTGCAAGCTATGATAAATATGTAATGCCTAACTTAGCTAAAGGTTTAAGATACGCTGCTGTTAAACCATTAGAAAAAGTAGTAGCACCAATCATAATTGGTGCGTGGGCTAGAACTAATCCTCTTAAAGTTGCTAAACAATTACCACCGTTCGAAGAGTGGCGTATGTTATCTAAAACTAATCCTAATAAAGTATTATCAGAAACAGCATCTCTTGATGACTTTTTATCTTTCTTTAGATCTTTTTCTAAAGACACATTAGAAATGGGTCTAGTAAAAGAATCATTAAGAAATACAATTAAAGCAAAATCTAGAAGAATAAATAAAGCGTTAGAAGATTTAGATAAAGCGTACTATAATTTAGCAAAAGGTTTTGAAGGAAAATACAATCAAGGTATTACTTCTGCAGTAGGAAGAAAGTTTGATTTAGATAAAGTTACAGAATATTTAAAAGGTCAAAGAAAATTAGAAGACTTACCAAAAGAATATAGATTTTCAGCTAAAGATATTAATAGACAATTAGATGAACTTAGAGAAGCATTATCAAAAGCATTACCTAACAATCAAAAATTTGCAGACTTTAAAAAAGATTTATTAAATAGAGGAAACAAATATATGAGAGCGTCTTTTGATATATTTGAAAGACCTATGTATCAACCTTTAACTAAAGATAAAGAAGCAGCTGTAGACTACATATTAAAAAAAGTAGTCAGAGGTAATAAAGATTTTAGAGAAGCTGCTGCAACAGAATTTCCTAACTTAACTAAAGAAGCAGCGTTAAGAGAACAAGCAAAAAGAATTGTAGAAAATATTTTATACACAGGTCGTGCAGAAAAAATGGATCCAATTACTGCACTTAGAAAAATAGGTCTTAAGTTTTTAAGAGATGATAACTATAAGTTTTTAAAACGTGGTGAAGAATTACCAGAAGTTATACAAAAGTTATTAGGTAAAGGAGATAATTTAAGATCATCTGTTGCTATGACTACAGCAGAAATGATGAGTCAAGTATTTACTAAAAGAGCTTATGATAATCTATCTAAAGTATTATTAAACTCAGGACAATTAGTTAAGACAGAAGCACAAGCATTGAAGTGGCCTGGGTATGAACAAATAAATAAAATACCTGGTCTTGGTGTATTAAGTAGTGACATTCAAGGAATGTATGCATCAAAAGAATTAGCTAATGCATTAAAAACTGTAAAAGGTCCATTAGATAAATTAATAGAAGCATCTATCTATAGACATATTTTACAATTTAAAGTTTTAACTCAGATGGGTAAGACCGTCTTCTCACCACAAACACAAGTTCGTAATGTATATTCTGCAGGGTTCTTTCCATTTGCACGAGGTCACATAGGTGGTAATTCTAGCGTAGGTGATTCAATGAAAATTGTATTAGAAGATATATTTCCTAAAGGTAGAATAACAAAAGAAAAATTATTTGATTTTATAGAAAAAGAAATTTCATTGGGTACTATGGATGAAAACATTATATCTTCTGAACTAGGTGCAGTATTAAATGATATTAAAGGTGGTGCTATAAATACATTAGATGAATTGTTTGAAGCGTTTACAAAGAAACCACTAGTAAGAGATGCAACACGTTTGTATGCAGGTGGTGATTCATTGTGGAAAATATATGGTAGACAATATGTAAAATCTCAAATGACTGAGATATTACCTAACATTAAATCAGCTTTAGAATATGCAAATCACATGGGTTTAAAAATAGGACCTGTTAATCCTTTAACAGGTGCTAAACGTACACTTGATAATATTTTAGATGAAATATCTGCACATGAAATTAGAAACGTGTACCCTACATACAGTAAAGTACCACCAGCAATTCAATCAATTAGAAAATTACCATTTGGTAATTTCGTTGCCTTTCCTGCAGAGATCTTGCGTACTGCAACACGGATCATGGATTTCAATCTTAAACAAATGGCACATCCTAATCCTAGAATAAGACAACTAGGACTTAGAGGAGCTATTACTACACCTCTTGCTTTTGGTGGTCTAGGTCTTGGAGTTACAGCATTAAGCCAAGCTTTGACAGGCACATCACCTGAACAATGGCAAGCGTATCAAAGATCATTTGCTGCTGACTGGGATAGAAACGCAAACCTTGTAGCGTTTACTGGATTTGATAAAGGTAAAGCAAAAGCATTTAACTTTTCATACTTTAGTCCATATGATTTTTTACAAAAACCATTGAATGCTGTAATGCAAAAAGCAGCTGACCAAAATTTAAGTGGAGCAGATTACGATGAGTTTATATTAAATATGATGCTCTCTAAAGATGGTCCTATTATGGAAATGTTAAGTCCATTCTTATCAGAACAATTAGGTTTAGAAGCATTGTTAGATGTACAACCAGGAGGTATAATTCTTGGAGGTAGAGGTGGTAGAACAGCAGAAGGTGTTAGAATTTATTCTGAGTCTGATGATGTTGGAGATAAAGTACAAAAATCATTTATGCACTTATTAAATGCAGTAGAACCTGGATTAGTATCAACAACACAAAAAATGATAAAAGGTGCAACAGGTGATTTAACTAAAGGTGGTCAACCAGTTAACTTAAAAGATGAATTAATTGCATTATTATCTGGAGTTAGAATAATTAATATCGATGTATTAAAATCGATGGAATATAAAACTGGAGAGTTTAATAGATTAATGAGAGCTATTGATGACACTGAAAAAATATATAGTCCTGAAGGATATAATACAAGAGGACCAGAAGTGATACTTCAAGAGTATAATCAAATGCAATTAGAAGGATACAAAGCACAACAAGATTTTTATAGAATGATTGTTGATGCAAGAACTATTGGTCTATCACAATTAGATATTAGAAAAAAATTAAAAGAACAAGGCTTAGGAAATAAAATGATTAATAATTTAATGAATGGTATCTTTACTCCTATTAACTATTCTGATGCTAGATTTAAAAAGAAAATAAAAGCTGTAGAAAACTTAGCTAAAACTCAAACAAAAGATAGTAAAGACTTTAGATACATAGTGGATCCTAATTATCTATATCCTAAACTACAATTAGATATGTTAAAATTAAGTTATCAATTTAAAAAATTAGATCCTGATAATAAATTAAAAATATATAAAGAAGGTAAAAATCCTAACACTGATGGTATATTTGGTAAATTTTTAAAAGGAGGACCTGGACTTATACAACGTGGTAAAAATTTAATTAATAAAGTTATACCTGGTGATCCATTAAGTAGTAAAATACAAACACCACCATTACCAGATCAACCAATGCCTGCTAAAAACTTAACAAGTTCGCTCCCAAAAAATCCAAATACTAACTTGACACAGAGCGAAGAAGCGTTACTATCACCAACCGAAAAGGTAATAGCGAGTAGAACATAATGACAAAAAAATCAGCATTACAAAAAATAGAATCGCATGAAAAGCTTTGCAGGATAATGCAAAAGCAAACGTTCGAGCAAATAAAAGACATGCAAGAACGTATTAAACGATTAGAATATTGGATAGTTGGAGGTATGGGAGCTGTCCTTTTAACTTTACTTACGGATATAGCATGAATCTTTCACGAAATTTTACCCTTCAAGAGTTAATTAAATCAGATACAGCCATCAGGTTGGACATAAATAACAATCCCAACTCAGGTCAAATAGAAAAACTAAAAGATCTTTGTGAAAATATTTTACAGCCGGTACGTGATCACTTCGGTAGAGTTAAAGTGACTAGTGGATTCCGTAGCGAGCAGCTGTGTCTAAAGATAGGTAGCTCAGTCAACAGCCAACATGCCAAAGCCGAGGCGGCCGATTTCGAATGTATGGGTACAGACAATGCTGAATTAGCTGACTGGATCAACCAGAACCTAGACTATGATCAATTGATATTGGAGTTCTATACTCCTGGTGAGCCGAACAGTGGGTGGATACATTGTAGCTATACTACTGACCAACCCAGAAAACAATTCTTACATGCATATAAATCAGAGGGTAAAACAAAATATAAACCTGTAATTGGAAAAGCTAAAGATTTAGTTTAAAAAATTCTAGCGCGCCTCGCGTATATATCCTATTAAATCCATGACTTTAATTCTTCTCCTAAAACTTCTGATGCTATATTTATTTTTTTGCGTAGAGCTTGCACGATTTTTTCATCCACTGTATCGTCCGCCATTAAATCGACATAAGTTACCGATTTTTTTTGGCCGATTCTGTGTGCTCTGTCTTCTGATTGTAATCGTTTTTCTAAGTCATAACCGTTAGAATAGTAAATTACGGTGTTTGCAGCCGTCAAAGTAATGCCATAGCCGCCCGTAGAAGGCGTTCCAACGATAAACCGGCACTTAGGGTCATCCTGAAAACGCTTAATATTAGGCTGTCTTTCTTCTTGTGGTGTTAAACCATAGTAGTCTACAATAGATCCTTCACCATATCTTTTAACAACAGCCTCTATTATAGAAGTAATATCATATTGATAGTGGGCCCATATAATAGCTTTACCTTCAGTTTCTTCTAGAACATTCATTAATTCAGTGATTCTATTGTTAGCAATAGGTTTAGTAGAACCATCATCTGCAGTAAAATGACCACAAGTTATTTGTTGTAATCGCATTAATTGAGTTAATGTATTTACAGTTGTTGATTGTTTACCTTCTAGTATAGCCATTGCTTGTTTTTTCATTTGTTCATATACTTTACGTTGATCTGGAGTAAGAGGTATTTGACGTTTAATAAATATTTTATCTGGTAAATCTAGACAATCTTCTTTCAATACTCTGTATGAAAAGTTTTTTAATTTATCTGATAATTCACCTAAATTTTTAAAACCATTTACTACTTGTATTTGTCTTCCATGCATATGAAGAGTTTTCATTTCTGCATATCTATTTCTAAATGCATAATAAGAAGTAAAATCTAATAACCAAGGACTTAAAAAATCACATTGACTAAATAAATCTAAAGGGTTTTTAGTCACAGGAGAACCTGTCATTATTCTTCTATATGTAGCAAAAGCTGCTAATTTAATTATGTTTTTAGTTCTTTTAGCTGTAGGTGTCTTAATTGTAGTAGATTCATCAATAGCCATTAGCGTTCTATGAGAAGCTAAAAATTTGTTAGCAAAATCAAAACCCTTGGTTGTACTAAAAGCTTCAACATTCATAATAAGAATATGTAAATCTTCACCAGTTTTAAATAATGAATCTAAATATTCTTGTTGTTTTTTAGTTATGGCTGATTTCCACAAAACACTATTATATTCTATGTGATCAGGTAAATGTGTAGGTATTTCATTATTATACCAAGTACCAACAACACCTTTAGGTGCTATAATTAAGGCACCATTTATTTTTCCTTTGTCATACAACATAGCCATGTTGTCGATTAATACTTTTGTTTTGCCTGTACCCATTTCCATAAAATACGCGTACGTTTCCCTATTCCATGACTTTTCTAAAGCAGTCATTTGATGCTCGTATGGTTTTGTTTTAAATTTATATTTCATAGTTTTTCTTCTTTCTACTTGACAATATAATATTGAAGACCTATATTGTCAAGCATGAAAGAAAAAATTACTAGATACGAGGACACTAAAAAAACGGACTCACCTATTGTACATGTTATTCAACATATTCCAGGGACTGCAGAAGGCAGGCCTAAAATAAATATTATGGGTGCAGCTGAATATGGAAAGTTTAAATTTTTATTACCAGAACTTTCACAAATTATTTTTTCACCTGGTCCTTTAATTTATAAATTAAGAAAAGAATTAGCTAACTATAAAAAAACAGATTATTTATTATTAACAGGTGATCCTGCAATAATAGGTGTAGCCTGTTCTATAGTTTCTGATATAACAAATGGCAAATACAACTTATTGAAGTGGGATAAACAAGAAAGAAAATATTATTCCATAGAGATAGACTTATACGAGAAAGGAAAAATAGATGAGTAGTATTGACTTTGAAAAAGACCAACAGGAGGTCATTAAAAAAACTGACAACATACAATCTTTAGCTGATCAAGTACAAAGATTAGAATCAATGCAACAACAATTTGAAATACAAGAAGAAGCATTGAAAGAAAAGAAAAAACAAATTGAACATTTATCGGGAGAAGTAATTCCAACTATGATGTCTGAGATGGGTTTAGCACATCTTAAACTTATGGATGGTTCAACGGTAGATGTTAAACCGCATTACAGTGCAAGCATCTCTATTGCAAATAGAGAGTCTGCATTTAACTGGCTTCGTGAAAATGGCTTGGGTGATATAATCAAAAACGAGATATCCGTATCATTCGGTCGTAACGAGGACAACAAGGCAGCTGATTATGCTGCTCTTGCAGAAGAGCGTGGGTTTCAACCAACACAAAAGATGAAGGTTGAGCCCATGACTCTCAAAGCGCTAGTCCGTGAGCGTTTAGAGGCAGGACAAAAAATGCCAACGGAAATTTTCAACATATTTGTTGGAAATAAAACTACAATAAAAAGGAACAAATAAACATGAACCAAGTAGCAGAAAAAAAGAATAGTGCACTAGCGACATTTGATATGGAAGCTGACGCACAACAAGGGACTCAGAATATATCGCAGGAAGATCTTGCGTTACCATTCTTAAAAATTTTGGGTCAACTATCTCCGGAAGTAAATAAAAGAGATGGTAAGTATGTCGAAGGCGCAGAGCCTGGCAAGATCATCAACACGGTGACAAACGAATTGTTTGATAAAATAAGTGTTGTGCCTTGTCACTACAAAAGACAATACATTGAATGGCAAGACAGAGGTACCAGTAGTGGTGCACCTGTAGCGATTCATGATGCTGACAGTGATATAGTTAGTCAAACCACAAGAGGGAAAGACTACAAAGACAGATTACCAAATGGTAATTATCTTGATAACACTGCAAGTCATTTTGTATTAGTCTTGGGTGATACTCCATCAACTGCTTTGATTTCTATGAAATCTACTCAACTTAAAGTTAGTAGAAAATGGAATTCATTGATGATGGGTTTAAAACTACAAGGTAAAAATGGTCTGTTTACACCGCCAACTTATAGCCACATTTATAATCTATCAACCGTTCAGATGTCTAATGACAAAGGAACATGGTTTGGATGGGAAGTTGAAAAAGCAGGTCCTGTTAAAGATAAAGGAATCTATGACATGGCTAAAGCTTTTGCAACAAGTGTCGGCAAAGATCAGGTGAACGTAAAACACGGATCAGAAGATACTAAAGACGCAACACCATACTAAGCGAATCCTAGGTAGTGGGCGGTTAAGCGAGAGTGGATCCGCCCACTTTTAAAATTATGTTTGAAAAAATATTTAAAGGATTGGAGCGTGCGCATGGTTGTACCAAAGTTACAACACCTGCAGAAAATGGTGTTAAGCTAAAGGGACAATCATTTGTAGTTCGTCAACCAGTCACAGAAGAATTGTGGAAGATGCACCTAGAAGGAAAACAAAGTCTAGGAATCATACCTATCAATGAAGATAACCAATGTGTGTGGGGATGTGTAGATATAGATTCTTACGCAGGGTTTGATCACAAAAAATTAATAGATAAAATAAAACAATATAATCTACCTTTGGCCGTGTGTAGGTCAAAGAGTGGAGGAGCCCATGTCTTTCTCTTCTCCGACAAACCGGTAGCAGCAGAAAGAATGAGAGATAAACTAACGGAAATAAAAACACTACTAGGATACGGCGGATCAGAAGTCTTTCCAAAACAAATTCAATTAAAATCAGCAGATGACACAGGTAATTTTTTAAATCTACCATACTTTGGTGGAGATAACACAACGCGTTATGCATTTAGAGAAGATGGAGAAGCTGCAACACTAGAAGAATTTTATAAAATTTATGAAAACATAAAACAATACGATCTTGATTTTGTAAAAATAGAAAGACCTAAATCTGAATACGATGATGCACCACCATGTATAGAACTTATGGCATTAAATAAGATTCCTGAAGGTGGAAGAAATAATTCTATGTTTCATTTTGGTGTGTATGCTAAAAAGAAATGGCCAGCAGAGTGGAAAAGTAAAATGACTTTGTTTAATGCAACAGCATCAATAACACCTTTAAGTGAATCTGAAGTAGAAATAATCAAAAGACAACACGATAAAAAAGATTGGGGTTATAAATGTAATGATACTCCAATGTGTAATTTGTGTGATAAAAAATTATGTAGAGAAAGAAAGTTTGGTATTGGGGAAGAGATAGTATTTCCTGCACTAACTGATTTACAAAAAATTAAATTAGAGAAACCATATTATTATTTAAACGTCGATGGTGAAAGATTACACCTGGAGAATGTAAAATATTTAAAACAACAAAGTTTATTCCAGGAAGCATGTATGGAACAATTAGATTTTAAACCACCAACAGTTAAACCAAAAGATTGGGATATGATTATAAATCCACTAATGAAGAATCACGAACCAATTGATCCACCTGAAGGTGTAACTACACAAGATCAATTACAGAATCATTTAGAAGAATATTGTTTAAACAGACAAGTATCAACAGATAAAAGTGATCTTAAAAAAGGTGGGGTATGGACTAATGAGGGGTACCATCATTTCGTATTCGATCGATTCTATAATCAGTTTTTAATTAGAAAACGTTGGGATATAAATTATCAACGTACAGCGCAGATGTTAAAAGAAACATGCAACTGTGATGACAAACGTATTGGTAAAGAAAGAATTTCAGTATTTGTTGTTAAACAATTTGATAAAAAAGAAGATAACTATAATCAAAAAGAATTAAAACCGAAGGATATATTTTGAGAACGATTGTATTAGGACCACCAGGTACAGGTAAGACTACAACTTTGTTAAACAAAGTAGATGATTATTTAAAAGAAACTGATCCAGATAAGATTGGTTATTTTGCTTTTACACAAAAAGCTGCACACGAAGCAAAAGATAGAGCAATTAAAAAATTTAATTTAGAAGAAGACGACCTACCATACTTTAGAACTTTACACTCACTAGCTTTTAGAAGATTAGGATTAAAGAAAGATCAAGTTATGCAACCAAGACACTATAAAGATTTAGGAAAGAAGTTAGGTTTTCCTGTAAGTTATGCAGACTATTCAGAAGATCATGGTGGAATTTTTACATCTGATAGTGAGTATTTAAGAATCATACAATTAGCACAATTAAGAAACATCACACCAGAACAACAATTTGATTTACAAGAACACACACAAGATTTGGAAAGAGATCAACTTAGAATTATACACAATGAATTAGCAAGATATAAAAAAGAATATAACCTAATAGACTTTAACGATATGATTTTAGATTTTACTAAATCAGATAAGTCACCAAAATTTGATGTTGTATTTATAGATGAAGCTCAGGATTTATCTTTAATGCAATGGGACATGACACGATCTATTTGGAATAAAACAAAAGATTCTTTTATTGCAGGTGATGATGACCAAGCTATTTTTAGATGGGCTGGAGCTGATGTAGATTCTTTCATAGCTTTAGAAGGACAATACTTACCATTAACTCAATCATTTAGAATACCAGCTAAAGTACATGGACTAGCTATGGGTATTATAAATAAAATTAGAAATAGAATCGATAAGACTTGGGAACCTAGAGTTAGTCAAGGACAATTACACAGGCATTTTGATATTGATAGTATAGATATGTCTAGAGGTGATTGGTTAATCTTAAGCAGAACACGACACATGCTAACAGATATAGAGGAGTCTTTGTACAGACAAGGATTGTTTTATGAAAACAGATATAAAAGAAGTAGTGAAAAAGAATTACATAACGCAGCTATTTCCTGGGAGAATTTAAGACAAGGAAAGCTAGCTTCTTATAAAGAAATAGAAAACATGATTAAATTTATAGGACCTAAAAATTGGCATGCTAAAAAAATAAAAGGTATGGCCAAAGGATCTTTTTATGGAATAGATCAATTAGTAAAAGATTATGGTCTTCAAGTTAAGACAGTTTGGTATGAAGCATTTGATAATGCAGGTCAAACTAAAGTAAACTATCTCCGAAAAATGAGAAAGAATGGAGAGAAGTTAAACGAAAAACCTAGAATAGAATTATCCACTATACATGCAGCTAAAGGTGGTGAAGCAACAAATGTTGTTTTGTTAACAGATCTTACAGAAAATACTATGCGTAGTTATGAGAAAAATCCTGATGACGAGAATAGATTATTTTATGTGGGTGCAACACGAACAAAAGAAAACTTACACATAATAGAACCAAAAAAATATGAGAAGGGATATATTCTATGACGAACAAAGAATTATTTAAAGGAACAACATACAATTCTTTAGAAGAGCAGGTAGGCGGGAAGCACTACCGATCAATGAAAATACAGCCAGCAGAGTTTATAAATGAAAATAAACTTTTATTTGCTGAAGGAAATGCTATAAAATATATTTGTAGGCATCAGTCTAAAGGAAAGGAACAAGATATAAAGAAGGCGATACATTATTTAGAGATGATAATTGAAAGGGATTACTCATGATACAAAAACCATTATTTGCACCACAGGTAGAATGGCTACCACCAGAAAATTTTCCAGACTTATCTAAGTACGAAGAGATTGCAATTGACTTAGAAACTAAAGACCCAGACCTCATGAAGATGGGATCAGGATCTGTAGTTGGCAAAGGTGACGTAGTTGGAATAGCTGTAGCTGTACCAGGATGGTCCGGTTATTATCCAATTGCTCATGAAGGTGGTGGTAATATGAGTAGAGCTAAAGTTTTAAAATGGTTTCAAGGAGTTCTCGATACCGACGCTATAAAAATATTTCATAACGCCATGTATGACGTGTGTTGGATACGCGCGTTAGGTTTAAGTATTAACGGTAAAATAGTGGACACGATGATTGCCTCGGCCCTTGTTGATGAAAATCAAATGCGTTATGACTTAAACAACTGTGCTAAAAGATACACTGGCAAAACAAAAAATGAAAGTGATTTATATCAAGCAGCTAAGGATTGGGGGGTTGACCCGAAGGCAGAAATGTATAAACTACCTGCCATTTATGTTGGCGCTTATGCAGAAAAAGACGCTGAAATAACTTTAGAGTTATGGCAAGAACTTAAGAAAGAAATTCTTCACCAAGACATACAATCTATTTTTGATCTAGAGATCGAATTGTTTCCTTGTTTAGTTGATATGCGTTTCCTAGGGGTGAAGGTAGACGTGACAGCAGCCAATCAATTGAAAAAAGAACTATCCACCAAAGAAGAATCATTGCTACACCAAGTAAAAAAAGAAACAGGAGTAGATACTCAGATATGGGCTGCAAGATCGATTGCACAAGTTTTTGATAAACTGAAACTAGACTATGATAGAACTGAGAAAACATCGGCTCCTTCCTTTACTAAAAATTTTTTACAGAATCACCCCCACCCGACTGTGAAACTTATTGCCCAGGCCCGTGAAATCAACAAAGCCCATACCACATTTATTGATACCATAATAAAGCATTCACATAAAGGTAGAATTCATGCTGAAATAAACCAACTTAGATCCGATAATGGCGGAACTGTGACCGGTAGATTCAGCTACGCGAACCCAAATTTACAGCAAATTCCAGCTAGGAACAAGGATCTTGGACCACGGATTAGGTCGTTATTTGTGCCCGAGGAGGGCCATACATGGGGTTGTTTTGACTATTCTCAGCAAGAGCCTAGGTTGGTAGTGCATTATGCAGCTTTACAGAATCTCTATGGAGTGGGCGATGTATTGGAGGCGTATCATGAGGGAGACGCTGATTTTCATACGATCGTTGCTGATATGGCAGAGATACCTAGATCACAGGCTAAGACTATAAATCTTGGCCTGTTCTATGGTATGGGAAAAAATAAATTACAAGCAGAGTTAGGTGTATCTAAAGATGTATCTGATAATTTGTTTAGACAGTATCATAATAGAGTACCATTTGTTAAACAACTGATGGATAATGTTATGCAACGTGCTCAAGAATCTGGAAGAATCCGTACATTGTTGGGGAGACTTTGTCGCTTCCATCTATGGGAACCGAATCAATTCGGGATTCATAAGGCATTGCCTCACGATCAAGCGCTCATGGAACACGGACCAGGGATTAAAAGAGCTTACACTTACAAAGCTTTAAACAAATTAATTCAAGGATCTGCAGCTGACATGACAAAGAAAGCTATTATAGAACTACATAAAGAAGGTGTTATACCACACATACAAGTACATGATGAACTAGATATATCTATTGAGAATCCTGAGCATGCAGAAAAGATAAAACAAATAATGGAATCTGCTGTTGACTTAGAAGTACCTAATAAAGTAGATTACGAATCTGGTCCTAATTGGGGCCAAATAAAATGATAAAATATGTCTTACTTAAATGCAAATATTCCTGTACAATACGCGCAAATAAAAAAGGAGTATTTATATGACCTTACCAGACATGTGGGAGAAGTTGAGGACTGTATCATCTTCGGTATTACGAGTCTTACGGGACGTGCTATCTTATTCCATGCGATTATGGAAAATGGCGCTGTCTTCTATCGTCTCCCGATTAGCGCCTTCATACAGCGAGGTTTTAAACCGGAAGAAGTTCCTAAACGTAGACTTGATGAGTTGGAGTTGTGGAATTGTTTTAGTTATTATCCTGCTGTTACTACTTGGGATCTTTTAAGCGCAACTTCCGGCAAATTTATAGGAAAAGATAAACAATGGCATCACGGTAAATATTTATTTACTGTTGACTGGGGCCATCCCGATGCTAATATACTGAACTCTGATCATTCAGAGATTCCGCACGAGCATAAGTGCGCTCATATCATAGCACTCAATGATGGGAACTATGCGGCACAGCCAAACAATAGATGTATTTGGGATCTTCCATCTTTTACAGTAAAAGATGAAGTTCCAGATTGGAAGGTTCAAACTTCTGAATGGAATGTAGAAGATACTGGAGCATGGAAAACAGAAGATACCGATAGGTTCTTCTATGAAATTGAGGAAAAAAAGAAATGAGGGCTCATTATGAACTACACATTTACAGGAGTGTTGATAATTTTGTTCTGTTTACTGGCTTTTTTCATCAGGCCTCCTTGGCAAGCGCCATTGAAAGTTGATCCAAAAGAATATATAATTCCGCTGCCAAAACCAAAAATAAATGAGTAATAAACCTTTAAACATATCTGAAGAAGCCGCCGTGCAAATGCCAATGAAGACGGTTGCCAGCCTGATCATAATCGTGGCACTCGGCACGATGGGCTATTTTCAAATGGTAGAAAAACTTAATCAACACAGCACGAGATTAGAACTAATGGAGAAAGATCTAACAGAGAATACAGACTTTAGAATTAAATGGCCACGTGGACAACTAGGTTCACTGCCCGCAGATTCTGAGCAGTTCATGATGATCGAAGATCTTTATAAGACTACGGACAAGTTAAATGCACATATAGAAAACATGGCATTAAACAAAGTAAATATAGAATTTTTGAGAAAACAAATGGATAAAGTTTTAAATGATATTGAAGAATTAAAAGATGAAGCTAGAGATATGCATTACAAAAATGGTAACGGACAATGATAGAGTCTGTAGTAGCCCTACTTATGTTTGTAAACGCAGAGATTAAGGAGGCCCGTTTGCAGGTTGACGGTATGGCTCAATGTTTACGCGGCAAGAGACACGCAGAACGTGAGTATTCTGAAAACGTGATGTACAAATGTTGGAAGGGTCAAGCAGAATTAGAGGATAATATTGATGGCTCAAAATCAATTAAAAAACTCATCATCGAATAAAGTCGCAAAACATCTAAGAGATAGACGTTACCGTCAGATTGTGATAAAGAATAAGAAAGTATATGAACGACAAAAACTTAAAAATCCAAGCAGAGATTGTGAATGGGATATGTCCGACGTGTGAAGAACTAACTATGTTAGTTGGAGTAACACGTTCTTTCTACAGATGTATGACCTGTGGATCAGACCTTCACCAACACATTAATGGTAAAATTAGTTATTTACCAGCTCTTAATCCACCACCAGGAACAAGGCCTTTTGTAAAAGAGTGGACTGTTGAGTAGTCATGGCTAAAAAAGCTAAAGGTTTATACGCCAAAGTAGCTCATGTCCCTACATTTCACAAGACAAGTATAGGTAGAAATCCCAGCAAATGCAAAATGAACAAATCGAAAAGGCGTCAGTTTAAAAAATATAAGGGCCAGGGAAAATAGGGGTTGACATTTGTCCCAACAAATCCTACATTGCAGGTATGAAAGAAAAGAAAATAACAATAACGAGTAAAAACATAAGTCAAAAACAATGGTCGAATTTAATTTTAGAATTAAATTTGATTAAACAAGCCTGGGCTCCGTACGCAACTTTAAACTTGCAGGGACCTGGAATAAAAAAGGTGATAGCACATGGAACAAAAA